AAGTGGATTGTAGAAAAGACTGAAAAGTTCTGCCAGGAAAAGGCGGTCTATAATGGCATTATGAAGTCCATTCGTATCCTAGATAATAAGGATGAAAATCATACTAAGGAAGCTATTCCTAAGATCCTGTCTGATGCACTTGCTGTTTCGTTTGATACCAACATCGGTCACAATTTTATTGACGACGCCGAGTCTCGATATGAGTTCTATCATCGTAAGGAAGATCGTATCCGCTGGAATTTGGATATGTTCAATAAGATTACGAAGGGTGGATTACCTAAAAAGACTTTGTCGTGTGTAATGGCTGGCACTGGTACCGGTAAGAGTCTATTCATGTGCCATTCAGCAGCTGGTAATCTTCTGGATGGTAAGAATGTTCTCTACATTACACTTGAAATGGCCGAGGAAAGAATTGCAGAACGTATTGATGCTAATCTCTTGAACATTACCATTGATGAGCTGCAGATGTTGACGAAGGATATCTTTCTCCAAAAGATTGGTAGAGTCAAGAGTAAAACTGCGGGTAAGTTGATTATTAAGGAATATCCTACTGCATCGGCTGGCAGTGCAAACTTTCGACACTTACTGAATGAGTTGAAACTCAAGAAGAACTTTATCCCCGACATCATCTACATCGACTATCTGAATATCTGTGCTTCAAGTCGCGTTAAGTATACTGCCTCTGTAAACAGTTACACTTATATCAAGGCCATCGCAGAGGAATTAAGGGGACTCGCGGTAGAGTTCGAAGTTCCTATTTTTACTGCTACACAGACTAATCGTTCTGGCTCAGTTAACTCAGATATTGATATGACTGACACATCTGAGTCATTTGGTCTTCCAATGACTCTTGACTTCTTCTTTGCTCTCATTAACACAGATGAGCTTCAAGAACTTGGGCAGTTAATGGTTAAGCAACTCAAGAATCGGTTCAGTGATCCATTCAAGAACAAAAGGTTTGTGATTGGTGTTGACAGAGCAAAGATGAAGTTATATGATATTGACAATGCCACGGAAGGATTGATTGATGACACGCCTGTGATGGATAAAACTGGGTTCGGTGAACGTGACTCTGATTTCTTCAAATCTAGATCAAAGTTTGGCAACAAGAGAATGGATGGATTTGCATGATGAACTATATCGTTAAGAAGGATAACCTCAACTCGTATATTGTTGTTGAGGTTGCTACAGAAAACGTCATTGGTGGATATAATGATTACAAGATGGCCCGGGCTAAGGCCAAGTATCTAAATAATGGAGGTGGGTTTGACGGTTGGACTCCCGATTTTATTTTCAAAAATCGTGTGAGTTTTGTAGAAAATCCGATGAACTAGTATATACACTCGATGGAGATGGAATAACCTGATCTAGACAGTCGGCGGCATTGGGGATAACCAAAAGGAATAGCGGGGAACTACTGTGGGGTTCAGCCTCGCATTTCATCTCAATATAGTATCAGGGCAGGGGGAAACTCCTGCCCCTTTTTGTTACTTATAAATATAAAAAAAATTTTGTAGATAAGTTCGGAGAAATACTATGTTAACATTTAAGAGTTTTCTATCATCAGAAAAATGTGAGGATTTTACTATTTACGAAGTGGTGTCTCAAAATACTAAGGGTGTAATGCACGAACTGTTGGTGGGATATCATTTAAATGGTGGTAAGCATATGGAAAAGCATACCGATATTAATGATTTGAGTCCTGAACAAGTTCATGATAAACTGAAAAAGGAAATGCATCCTGATGAATATAAGAAAGCTTTTAATAAAGCAAAATCTGCAGCCGAACATATTAAGACACAACTAAAGGGCTCGGGTGGTATTCACAAGGTTCATTGGACTTCAAAGCCGGGTGACATCAAGCGGGCAACAGGAATAGAAGCATCACAAAAGGAAGATGCTTCTGATATCGTAGTAACCACCAAAGATCATACACACCCAAGCGGTTTTAGACATCATGGTATATCATTGAAAGTAACAGATGGTAAATCTGAGATACCGGTATCAAACCCAGGACTAGAATCAACACACGGTGGCAAAGATATTCTAGAAAAACATAGAGCTGATATTCTTAAAGCCCATCCTAAACTAGCTGCAGCTAGTAATAAGGCAGAACGAAAAGAAATAGTAAAAAATAATCCAAATATCAGTGCTGATATAAAGAAGCGTAATACTGTTGTTTTGAACAAGATTACAGATCACATGTATTCCAAGTTGAGCACTATGGAGCCAAAAGACTTAGTACAACATCTCAGAGATCATGTTCTTCATGCACACCAAACCCCTATGCAGAAGGAAGGACACATTCACATAAGACATACTTCATATGGTGATGGATCACATTCTGCTATTAATCCAGCAGAAGCACATGAACACATTTTTAAAACACCACAGCACATTTCGGTGGAAAAGAAAGGAACCTCAGTTATTTTTAAACACAAGGGAATTCCTTTTGCTAAACATAGAATAAAGTTTGAATCACAATCCGATCCACTGTCAAACATTAAAGGTTCTGGTGAAATGATTAAGAGTAAAACAGCCAAGGTCTAAAATGTTTTCCAAAGATTTTCCAGATTTTGCTATCTTACCCTTACTACCGTATTCTACACCATAATAGAATACATTATGAGTCGACCATCCCAATAAATAGGTGTAAGGCTTATATTCTTTTTTCATTGCTGTAACTCCTGAACAGTTATAGAGTTGATGGGTGTTGGTAGCACCGCGATCAACAATATTTATAAGGGTAATGATCTTATGTTAAAGTTTTCTGATTTTCTTATAGAAAGTTTAGACGTAGACAAGCTGAAACACTTATGGCATGTCGAAGAGCACATCATTCACGGTGGGGACGAGGGGGTGAGACATGCCGCAGATACGCTAGATGATGTACATCATGCGATGCTTGGAAAGAACACAAGATCAAAAATAACCATGAAGCATGACGGAAGTCCTAGTGTACTTTTCGGCAGACACCCAGAGACAAATCAGTTCTTCGTGGCATCAAAATCCGCGTTTAACAAGAATCCAAAGATCAACTACACGCACGAGGACATTGACAGAAATCACGGGCATGCCCCGGGACTAGCTAGTAAGTTAAAGACGGCACTTGATCATCTTCCTAAAGTAGCACCTTCGAAGGGAGTCTATCAGGGGGATTTTCTTTATGACAAGTCTGATCTAAGTCATGATGGAGATAAATATCAGTTTACTCCAAATACCATTACATACAAGGCTCACAAAGACTCAGCCGCGGGTAGACGTATTGCTGCATCAAAGATGGGTATTGTGGTACACACAAAGTATAGTGGTAAGAACCTAGATGATATGAAGGCTGGGTTTGATGTTGATCATCATAACTTCAAACAGGATCCACACGTATATCTTGTAAGCCCTGAAGTTAAACTAGAAAATCATGGACACGACGAAAAATCTCAGGCAGAATATGTCAAGCATAAAGACAATGCACTGAAATCGTATCGAAAGGTTACCCCGGAAGCTCAGGAACTTTTGCAGAAACATGACGTACATGTCAAGACCTATATCAACTCAACCGTTCGTGATGGGACTAAACCGACGGTAGGTGGGTTGATTGGGTATCTAGAGAAGAAAAGAGATGCCGAGGCAGCCAAGGTAAAAACGCCCGCTGCGAAACAATCCAAAATAGATTCACATAACGCTATAATAGCTGACATACAAAAGCATTCAGAAGGTCTTCATCACGCCTTAGAAATGCATGGTCACATTCAAAAGGCAAAGGATACGCTTATAAAAGCTATGGGCAATCCTTCCGACTTCGAGTTTTCAGTCGGAGGTAGAACAGTTAAGCCTGAAGGATTTGTGGTCATCAAAAATGGTCGCCCATCAAAGTTGGTTGATAGAGCCGAGTTCTCGAGACTTAACTTTGCTAACAATAGAGGCAGAGGCGATCCCGAAGCAGTTACACCTCCACCAGAAGAAAAGCATCACGTCTTTGCTTTTGGTAGAATGAATCCACCTACAGTAGGACATGGAGCACTTGTAGACAAAGTAAAGGAACTGGCAAAGACCAACAACGCCGATCATTCGATTGTTCTGTCACATTCACAAGATCCGGAAAAGAATCCCCTCACAGCAGAACAAAAGCTAAAGCATGCTAAGAGATTCTTTCCTGGTACTAATCTCAGTGTTGCTACAAAAGAAGCTCCTACATTCATTCATCATCTCAAAAAGCTTCATCAACAAGGTGTTACCCATCTTACGATGGTAGCAGGTGGAGATAGAGTTCCGGAATATAAGAAGCTGATAGACAAATACAATGGACCGGGT